GTGTTTCTCTCCCCGAGAACCAAACCATCCGCCACGTCGACCCCAGACGAATCCGGCGCAATCGGCGCGAATCCTTGCAAACATGGAGCAATCTGTGGCAACTAGCAAAAAACCCGCGCCAGTAGCCAAGAAGAAAGCGGCCCCAAAAAAGGCACCGCCGGCTCCCGTCTATGGCCAAGTACGAACCGCGCTCGAAGTCACCATCGAGGCACTCAACAAAGACGGCCGACTCGGACCACTCGACTCAGCGCGGATCGCTATTGCTCGAGTCCTTGCGTCCGTTGTAGACCTAGAACCAGAGTCAGCGATTCTCTGGAGAGAATACCGATCCGCCGAGAAAGCACTACGCGAGGAATCCAATGCCAACGAAGACCCGTTCGACCATCTCTTGCGAAGTCTGTCGACCACGATACGCGACGAAGCGGAACCCAAAAAACCGAACTCGCGGAGATGAAGTCGCCAAGATCGCCGAGGCTCTTGGAATGCCACTCATGCCGTGGCAGAAACTCGTCGTCGACACCGCTCTCGAAGTAGACGCCGACGGCATCCCGATCTACTCTCAAGTCACCGTCCAAGTACCGCGCCAGTCTGGAAAGTCTTCGCTCGTCTTGGCTCTCATGGTGCATCGCGCTCTTTTGTGGGGAGGTCGTCAATCCATCGCCTACAACGCTCAAGACCTCAAGTCGTCACGCGCCAAGATGCTCGTCGACTACGCACCACTCATCGAAGCCTCACCGATCAAGACGGCACTACGTCGCATCTACCTCGGCAACGGAGCAGAGTCGATCGTCTTTCGCAACTCGTCGCGTATTGACACATTCGCAAAAACCGCATCCGCCGCACACGGTCGAACCCTCGACCTAGCAATCATCGACGAAGCCCGATTCGACTTCGACGACTCCCGTGAGGCGGCCTACTCGCCGGCAATGGTTACACGCAAAGACTCTCAACTCTGGATCCTTTCCGTCGCCGGCGATGCAGCGTCGGTCTACTTCCGAAAGAAAGTCGAAGACGGACGACGACTTATCGACGGCAAGACACAATCGTCTCGAGCGTTCTTCGACTGGAGCGCACCCGACGACGCCGACTGGACAGACCCGGCAGTATGGGCCAAGACAATCCCTAGCCTCGGCTTCACACAAACAGAGAAAGCAATCCGGCAACGATTCGAGACCGCACTTGCAGACGGCAAAGAGAACACGTTCCGCCAAGAGTATCTCTGTCAATGGATGGCCATTGAGAACGCCATGATCCCCGACCGCTACCTCGTGCCATGTCTCGACCCGACCGCGGCTCCTAGCGGTCGCATCTGCTTCGGCATAGACGTCGCACTCGACCGCTCGTCAGGCTCCATCTGTGTCGCCGACGAGACAGGCCGTGTCGAACTTATCGACTCGCGCGACGGCGTCTCTTGGATCGTGGACCGCGCACTCGACCTCTACCGCCGACACAAAGCACCGCTCGTCGTAGACGGCTACTCACCCGCCAACTCACTCGTCGACCGTCTCGAAGCCGGCGGAGTTCCAGTCGTCAGATACGCACTTCGAGACATGACGTCGGCAGTCGGCGCACTCTACGACGCCGTCCTTGAAGGCAACATCCGCATCCGACCCGATCAACATCTCGAAGCCGCGCTCCGCACCGCCAAGAAGAAACAAGTCGCGAGCGGATGGTTGTGGTCACGGTCCGAGATAGACGTTGACATCTCGCCACTCTTTGCCGCAACGCTCGCCTACTATCACGCAACGAATCGTCGAGCACCCGAGCATCGACGGAGTACCATCTTCTAGATGAACCACTCACTCATCCTCCAAGCCGTAGGGACTATCCTTGTAGTCGTGAGCCTTTCCCTCATCGCAATACCGCTCGGCATCGGCTTCGCCGGCGTCTCACTTGTCGCGTTCGGAATCGCAGCAGAAAGAACCTAGATGCTCAACCGTCTCCTACAACCGGCCACACATAAGCGCGGCGCGTACGTCGACAGTCAAGGCCGCATCTCGCGCACATTCGTCGACTCCTATGCCGGCGTCACCGTAGACGCCGAGACAACACTTTCCGTCCCGGCTATCTGGCGGGCCGTCACAATGATCTCAGACGATGTCGGCTCTCTGCCGTTGTGCGCGTATCGAGGCAACATGAAGATCCGCCCCACTCCGCGAATCCTTGAACGCCCGAACCCGCTCGAGACACCAATGGAGACCTATTCGGCAATGGCGGCGTCGTTGCTTCTTCATGGCAACTACATCGCACTCCTCGGTCCTCGAGGCACAAACGGCTATCCGGACTACATCATCCCCGTCGACCCGAACCGCGCTCGTATCTTCGTACGCGACGGAGTCAGGTATTGCGAGATCGAACAGCGCGTCTACATCGTCGGCGAAGAAGTGTTCCACATCAAAGGATTCTCACTACCCGGAGAGCACGTCGGTATCGGCATCATCGCTGCACAACGTCAAGGGATCGGGGCCGCGATCGCCGTCATGGAATACGCCGCTCGATACTTCGACGGCGGAGCGATGCCGTCGTATGCAATCAAGTCAGACAATCCAGATCTCACACAAGAAGAAGCCGACCTCCTCAAGCAAAAATGGATGGAGCATTACGGCGCACGATCACGCATCCCCGCCGTCTTGAACGCATCGACAAGCATCCAAGAACTCACCGCAAACGCCAACGACGCACAACTCGTCGAAGCAAGAAACCAGTCAATACTCGACTCAGCCAACATTGTCGGCGTACCCGGTGCAGCAGTCGGAGCACCGAACCAGACACGCACCTACACCAACACCGAACTCCAAGCAATCGAGTACATCAAGACAAGCCTTCGCCCATTGACCACCCGCATCGAGCAAGCAATGACGGACCTCATCCCTCGAGGCCAATACGCCCGATTCACTTTCGAGTCAATGCTTCGAGCAGACACACTCACCCGCTATCAAGCACACAAGATCGCACTCGACGCCGGCTTCCTCACAGTCGACGAAGTACGACACATAGAGAACCTTCCAACACTTGACAATTACGACAACTACGAAGACAACCCGACCGACTCAATCGACGACGAGGATGATCTAGATCCGACCGTTGACCCACTAGAAGGAATCGACCAATGAAAGAACTCGAACTCCGCTCCTACGACATCGAACTCGAACTCCGTCAAGACGGCGACGGACGAACCATCTCAGGGATCGTCGTACCGTATGACGTCGAGCAACGAATCAACCCGTCACTCACCGAAGTATTCCGACGCGGAGCGTTCGCCGCAGTCGCCAGAGAAGCGCATCGCGTCAAACTCCTAGTCGGTCACGACTCACAGAAACTCCCGATCGGACGCGCCACACTTCTACGCGAAGACGACCGAGGACTCTACGGTGAGTTTCGTGTCAGCAAAGGCCAACGCGGGGACGACATTCTGGAACTCGTGAAGGACTCAGCCTTGACCGACTTCTCAATCGGATTCCAAGCATTGAAGGACCGACGCCGACCAGACGGAGTCGTCGAACGAATCGCGGCGCACCTCGCCGAAGTCTCACTCGTAACCTTCGGCGCATACGGCAAGAACGCCGCCATCGCCGGCGTCCGTGAAGAATCAACCACACCAAACCTCGACGCCATTGTCGAACTACTAAAGGACATCCGCAAATGAGATCAACTCAAACAACAGTCACGACTACCGCGACGCTGCTTGTAGCAGCAGACAACGTCAATCGTGAGGTCTACATTCACTCTCTCAGCAACACCGCGATCTATCTCGGCGGATCAACAGTTACAACCTCAACCGGCTTCATACTTGAGAAGGACGACGGCTATCTGTCGTTGACAATCCCTATCGGAGAGACCGTCTATGCAGTCGTCGCGACTGGCACCGAGGTCGTGTCTGTGCTTCTTCCTAACGACTAGACAATGCCCTACCACGTCGAGTCCGATAACGAGTCGTGCAACGGCTACGCAGTCGTCAAGGATTCAGACGGTGAAGTCATGGGATGCCACCGCACTCAAGGTCAGGCCGAACAACAGATCGCCGCAATCAACGCATCCGAAGACGAACAACGCGCCGAGAGTTACGCACCAACGCAAGGCATGATCGAAGAAGCCCGACGCGGTCTCGACTGGCGCGAAGAATACAACCGAGGCGGAACAGAGATCGGAGTTGCTCGCGCTCGAGACATCGTCAACGGCCGCAACCTATCGAGAGACACCATCGGACGGATGGCGTCATTCTTCGCACGACACGAAGTCGACAAAGAAGGACAAGGATTCACGCCAGATCAAGACGGCTATCCATCTGCCGGCCGTATCGCGTGGGCATTGTGGGGAGGCGATCCCGGCAAAACATTCGCCGACGCAATCATGCGACAAGAAGACACCACAGACGACTCAACACCGAACCGATCTATCGCCGAGCAAATACTGGCAGACATACGCGACAGACGCTAAACTCGCATCTAGTCGGCACCCCACCGAACGGAGCGCGAGCACCCCGCAATAGCGGCACCCTCGGCCGTTGCGCGATGGCACCCCGTTGAAAACCCATCAACATCGGAGAACAACCGTGAACTCATTCCTCAATCAACTCAATGAAACCCGCAACAACAAGCAAGGGATCATCGACGCAACACTCAACCTCGCAGCCGAATCGACTCGCGACATCACAGACATCGAACTCGCAAACATCCAAGCCCTCAAACTTGAGATCGACAAACTCGACGAGCGCATCGCACAAGTAACAGATCTTGAAACACGCAAAGCAGCAGCCGCCGAACTTCAAGCCTCCGTCCCATCGACCGAGGTTCGTTCCGCAGCACCCGCCCGCGTAATCAGCGAAGAAGCCACCTATCACGAACGCTCCGAGCGCGACTTCCTCGCAGACGCAATCGCAGCAGAGTTCGGTGGCTCATACGAAGCCCGCGAGCGCATTCAGCGTTACCAGAACGAAGTCCGCGTCGAGAAGCGCGACTCCGGCACGAGCAACTTCGCCGGCCTTGTAGTACCTCAGTACCTCGTCGATCAGTTTGCACCGCTTCGCCGTGGAGGTCGCAAGACCCTCGACATCTCAAGCAATGCAGCACTCCCCGCTTCCGGTATGACCGTGAACATTGGCCGTCTCACAACGGGCATCACTTCATACGTTCAGGCGTCAGAGAACACCGCACCAACAGAATCAAGCCCAGACGACACACTCCTCACAGTCAACGTGAACACCGTCGCGTCAATGTTTGACCTCTCAAAGCAAGCAGTCCTCCGTGGTACTGGCATCGAGACACAGTTGCTCGGCGACGCGATTCGTTCGTACCAGTCGAAACTCGATCAACTCGCAATCAACGGATCAGGCTCATCAGGTGAGCATCGCGGAATCTTGAACACTTCAGGAATCAACTCCACGACCTACACCGACGCATCACCGACATACGCGGAGTTCTTCCCCAAGTTGGTCGACGCGATTCAGAATGTTGCAACGAACTACTACGGCGGCGCGAACTATGTCGTCATGCACCCGTCAATGGCCGGCGCACTTATGAAGGCAGTCGACTCCTCGAACCGTCCAGTCATCACTCCCGCATCAGGTGGACCGATGAACGCACCCGGCTCGTACGATCGTCCCGGCTACGACTCACGCTTCTC